TCACAACAGTCATTCCCGTCATTTTTACAGTTGCAACCTCTATTCATTGTGCCTTCGTAGTTTCCCCACTTCGTACCATCTTGAGAAGTTCCAAAATACAAGCCATTCATTAGCCCCATATTTCTACTGGCATTTACCTCGTCTTGATGTCTTTTGTACTCAGGTAAATGATTTAAGCAAATCCATTTGTAAAATTGTTCTACTATCACTTGGGCGTTACCCCTATAACCGTTCGCAAAGGCTTCAATTTCTTGCCTATCTGGCACTGTTTCGTTTTCTGCTTCATGCTTGTAAATGCCCCCGTTGTCAACCGTATAAGAAGCAACCTCTATATATCTTGCGGTGGTTTGATTTTTTAAAATTGGCTTCACAAACTTTTCAAACAAAACCAAATATAATCCTGCTAAATTGTTGTTTTCAAAATCTGTTTTAAGTTTATCATATAGCTCCGTTCCTAGCAATGGCAGTATTACTTGAAGTTGTGTAGTGTATATTGCAAATTGGTATTTATCAATATCTACATTACCGCCTATCACAGTGGTTTTTGCTATTTCTTGGGGTGTTATAAATAATAGTTCTGCCATAATTACGCTTTCCAATAATTATTCCCTGAACTAGCAATTTCTGCAACTTCTTTTGGGTTTTGAACCCACTTTGCATCTGATCTTTCGCTTGGAGGCAGTTGATTAATCAACCTTCTAGCTTCGTTTACTCCTATCTTTTTATTATTTCTACGAAGGTATATTTTGCGTTGCCAAAAATGCTTGCAATAAACGCCCCCCTTATATTTTGCTATATCATAGGTGTTTGCACCTTTAAGCCCCATGCCTTTGTTTACTACTTTTTTACTAGCACTCTCTAAATCCTCCCAACGATAAACCCGATTTTCTTTCAAAACCTTTCTACAAAACTCTCTTTCACCTGTTTTAGTTCCAGCGTATTGGTATCGAACTTTAAAAAGGCTAGTATCTTGCTCGCTTTTCTTTTTTGGCGTAGAAAAAGGGGTTCTAGCTAGTTCAATAATGTTATTTAATTGACCCTCTTTTATGTTAAAGGCTTCTTTATCCTCACAAATCAATTCAAATTCATGCATTAAATCACCCTCATTTTCTCCACTCATGATAAATTCATCTGCGTTATCGTCAATTACCTTTTGTAAGGGCGTTTCATTTAGTATTACACTATCACAACCGCAACCGAATTTCTTTAATTCTGTTTTTACCTCACTATCAATGTCATCACGAACCACCTCTTTAGGTTTTTTCTTAAATATATTGTCTATTTCATCTTGAGGGTAGGATAGCATTGATGATAAAATAGATTTCCCCTGCTCTTCTGTTAGAAGTCCGTTGTTTACGCTTGATATGATATTAGTTGCGGATGCTATTTGCCCTGCATCAAACGATTTATTCACATCTGCAGGAACTTCCGTGTTCGGTATGAAATAAAAATCATATTCAAAGCCGTAAAAGTTAAAAATAGCACTAAAAGCATCTGTGATATACTTTTGTTTCGGACGTACTACCCGCTTGTATTGTTGCACTTCTGCTGTGTCTAGCTCGTTTGCATTGTTTCCAAGCCCTGTATTTTCTTTAACCCCAAAAAGGGCAGCACTGATAACCCTATGAGCCGTGAATAATTGCTGCCTGCTTTCTTTTGTTAAAAATTCCCATTGTTTGTGGGCAGAATTCACATCAAGAGGTACAACGTTCACCTCCATGTCCCTTCCGTTAAAGGCTATCAGGAATTTCCCCGAATTATTGCTGCCAGTTAACTTGTTTTTGATTTCATGCTCAAACTTCCGCCTCTCTTTTTCGCTCCAATTCGCCCCGTCTGGTACGTTTATAATATAGCCAAAACTCAATCCGTTTTTAATATGATTTATGCAGTAGTTTGCTATCTCCTCTTCCATCTCAGCGTATGGCAATCCCGCCATATAATCGGGGTCTGAAAAATATTCTTTACCTGCCTTGTATGGTTTTATTTCATGTATGGTTATTTCAGAAGTTTCTGATAGACCAAACGCTGGAAAATACTCAGGTTTGTTTTCCTTTTTGTTTGATCTACTCCAATCCTTACTAAACCAATACCCATTTATATTGCCCTCTTCATCTTCTATTTGTGGAATTATCTTGTTTTTTGCAATATGCCTAATTTCAGGTAAATTTTTTTTGTTCTTTTTGGGTATTATTTGAATATTTGCAGATCCAAATAGTTGAAAATCTGATACTATTTTTCTGACTTCACTATCATTAGTGGCTTCATCAAGTGCATTTAATGCTTCTTTGTTGTCGCTGGTAATCCCTTTCCCGTAGATTAGGTCAATGTAAGTGTTAATTATAGCGGAATTCGTTGGGCTGCCGTTAAATCTATCAATCACATACTGGTAAAATATATTTTTTTGACCATTCATAACCCAATCTCTCGACTTGTTTTCATCTAATTTTGGGCGAACATAGCTATTTAGCTGAATTAATCTTATTTCTCCTGCCTTCTTTTCACTCATAGTAATATAAATTATTTGATAGTTTGTATTTTTGAGGGTTTTGGCTTGTCGCAATTAGCTTTCCTCTATAAATTATAATTCCCGCGTCCTCTATTTTTATTTGAAACTTGTCATTATCAGCAAATGTAAAGTCAAAAGTTACCGAAGTAATTCCGTCTATTGTTGATATTACGTTTGCAATATCAGTCTCTATCCTTGTAACTTCGTTGTATAGCTTTAACGTAGCAACTTCTATATAAAACCTAGGTATGAGTTTTATTACATGAGTAGCATCGTTTGGGTTTACAACTTTCATAACAACAGAACGGAAAAGATGGTTTTTCGTTATAAATTAAATTCTAAAAAGTTTTTTTATGTTAAATTAATTACTATATTTACGGTATAACTAAAAAACAATAATATGAAAAAAGTAGCATTTATTTTATTAGTCGCATTATTCGCAAGCTGTTCAAAAGACAATTCAGGTTGTGAGTGCACTGCTCAAATATACCAGTTCAAGCAAAAAACTTACACTGAATTTTACTCAGATGATTGCAAAGATGATGGTAGAGTAATTGGTGGCGGTTCAAATCTCGAGAAACGAGTAACTTGTGAATAAAAAATTATGGTAAAACTAAAATGTGAGTGTTGCGGAATTGGTAGACGTAGAGATATAATGTTTGGGAATAGCCTATAAAAAAACCCCTAAAAAGGGGCTTTAAATAATTGTTTTAAGGCGGGATTTATATCGTTACTTTTTCTAAAAACGCTGTTACTGTTGCAGAATCCAATATAGGAGCGTAATCCTTAGTCATTGAAGTTCCCGTTAGAGTGTATCCGTTAAATTCTGCACCTTCACCTCCAGTAGTTGAAACTCCTGTAAAATCTATTCCTTCCTTTATTCCTACTGCATGATAATTATCATTGTAGTCTCTAATGACTAACATAGGGTAACCTTTAATTAAAATATTTAAAGTAGCGTTTTTATCAGCGGTTATGCCATTAAGTAAGGCTGTGATGGTTTGAGTGTTTATTGTCGTACCAGTGTTTCTGTCTGACGCCATGTTTTGCTCTAAAATATGCCCACCGCCTTTGATCTTAAATTCATAAGCAGTTGTCAACAGGTCACTTATACCTGTAGCAACACCATCTACAACCGTAAAAGGATCTTCCAAATAATTGAACATATATATTCTTTGATTACCTGCCTGCAATTTTTTGCATTGAATGCCAATGCCATTTGTTATATCACTACATCCCATGTTTTATATTTTTATGCTCTATAAAGAACGATTTCACCACCAAAAGCATACTGTACGCCTCCAGTCATTACATACTTCATTCTGATCGTACCGCTAAGATCAGAATCATCCATGTCTTTTATTCTAACTTCGCTCATGTCATCAAGTAAGCCAGTTCCAAAATAGATTTGTGAAGGGTTGTATCCTAACATTGTGTTTGCACTAAAGGCTTTTATTTCTGTTAAAGTATAACCATCAAACTCAGCCTCATTTGGCTTTAAGAATGTACCGTTAGTTCTTGCCTGTGTTCCGTAAAGCTTTTTTAAAGCACGAATTACATTCGTAGATACACCCATTTTATAACCGTCGCTAACAATTAATTCATCTGGAATAGCATCAATAAATTTACCAAGTTCTGCTTCTACATTTGCTGAAGTTATTGCCACAGGTGTAGCCACATCAATAACATCGCCATCTAGCAATAAAGCTGGAATAACTCCTGCAAAATTTCCGTCTAAGCCGTCTCCCTCCCAAATATCAGCGTCTATTTTTCTTGCTACTCTTCTTGCCATATCCTCAAGAATTGCCACTCTTTCGGTTTCAGGTAATCGGTCGTTGTGTGCAGAAAATCCCATTTGCTGCGCAGTCCAAAGCTGCACGAAGTCTTCCTTGCAAACCTCTGAATCCCATTTGATTTTTCTAAGAACAAGTTGCCTCTCAGATAAGGCAATACTGCCTAAAGGATTCCACCCACAAGCGTAATCTGTAAACCCTGTTTCAGTTTCTACCTTTCTTACGTAGGCGTTGTTTTTAATGTTAGGCAATACCCTTACCAATCCTTGTGATATAGTATTAGCCTCTTTAATTACTCTTGCTTGGTAATCTGTTAATGCGTCACCAATAAAATCAGTGTTTATGTCGAGTGTTGTTGCCATTTGTTATGAGTGGTTTTCGTTTAAAAATTCTACTAAAGATTTGTTTTGATTTACATTTGGAGAAGATGGCGCTGACTTCCTTGCAGAACTCACTGGCTGTTTTCCGATGGCTTTCAATTCTGCTTTCAATTCCGCTTTCATTGCCACGTTTTCACCCTGAACCTTTTTCATTTCTTCATCAACACCGCTTTTCATTTCTGAAATTGCCGTTTTGATCATTTCCATGATTTCGGATTTCATTTCTTCTGTAAGAATTGGAGCTTCTTCTTCTTGCTCAATTTTTTCTTCGTTTTTCTCGACTTCTTTTTTCTCCTCAAGTTTTACCGTTTCTTCTTTTAAAGCTACTGGCTCTTCTTTCACTTTCATAAAAGATTCAAAAAGAGAAGTAAGCCAAACTTTCGTTTCGTCGTTTAATTCTACTTTATTCATGTTATTTAATTTGATTTCTTGTATATTTACCATGGCTTCTATTGAGAACCCTTTTAGCAATCCTGTTTTAATAAAGTCACTCCAAAGACCCTCATTATCAATTTTAAGCTTCGCTACCCAACTACCTTTTTTGGCTTTCAGATCGTACTTATTAGATTTGTCATTTTCTTCATCTTCAACTATCCAATTTTCATAAAACGTAACGCCCTTGAGTCTTAATATTTCTTTATGCTCAATCGTTGAATTATTTTGATTTCCATTTTGAGCAAACCCGATCAACAGCTCTTTTATTACCTCATCACTAAAAATAATATTATACTCTTCACCGTTTTTGTTTCGATATATAGGCTTGTTAGGCTCTAGAACCACACCGATCAACTCTCTTTTTTCTTCGTCAATTGATTTTAATTGAATGACTTTATCCTGCTTTGAAAGCTTTACAAAAAGAGCTTCCATAGCTGGATTGTCTACCAAAGAAATTGCGTATACACCTTTGTTTTTTTTTCTATCGTATGTAACTTCGTACGTTTTCATCAACAACAAAACGCTAAACAAGTAGTTCTGTTACACTTTTGAATTATAAAGATGCTGTTTCAACCGCATTTCTATCTAATTCTTGTTGGTTCGTTACGTCTGAACTTACCACAAAAGCCTTGATAGGTCTATCTTGGTTATTGATGCTATTGGCTATCTGATCCGTTCCAGTTCCTTGCACTAAATTAAAGCTAGGCGCTGAAACTTGGGGGGTTGATGGTGCTTGCGCTGATGCTGAACTTGATTTACTTGATGTTGATAGTATGCTTGCCACGTTTGCAAAACCACTCGCCCCCACTATTGCGGCGTTTGCAAATCTTAATGATTGCGTAGGTGTAAAGTCAGTAGTTTCTGCAAGTGCTTTGTTTATACCTTGGTATGTACTTATAACGGCTTGCGATACTGCAACAGCTTTTCCCAATGAAGAACCCTCTTCTGCTAAAGAAC